ACTAAAGAGGGGAAGAAACTCCCTCGCCTCGCAGAGGTCTATTACAATGATAATGGAGAACCGCAATTCTATTCCAACGAGTCATTATTCAAAAATCTCTATTGGGCGATAATCGTGCCGATAAAGGATATTTTTAAACGTAAGCCACTTAAAGATACCGATATGGTGAAAGGTGAGTGGTGAATATCGCATGGCGAAAGGACTTAGTGCAGACAGCCAAATACATATCTCAGTTGCCCTTCTTGTCAAAGCAGTATTGCTGGTGGCATTCGTTACTGGAGCATGGTATCAGGCACAGATGAAATTTGCTGAAATAGATAGAACATTGAATGATTTACATGAAGAAGTGGTAGTGTTGTCATCACAGATGCAATCAATTCAGCAAGAGCATATACAAGATTTGGAGTCTCAGAAAGAGATACTTGAGCAAGAAAATAGAACTTTAATGCAGAAACTGGGGTTAAAAAGATGATAATTAGAAGAAGTTCTCAAGGAGAAAATATTCGTATTTATAGAAATACCACTCCTAATGCGACTAGAATTAGAAACTACAAAGATGGAAGCACACAAAGTATACAATACCCATCATCTTATACATATTTTGTTACCGTTGAAGGCTCGGTAGTTAAAAAGACTAATAGCTTTAAAGTTGCAGAGGAAACTTATACTGGTGAATGTAAAAAGAAATATGATAATGTGCATGGTAGAATTAAGATTGGTAAACATAAAATGATAAATAAGGTGTGTACTTCAAAAGAAGATTATCCTACTTCTTCAAATACTAAAGATGAAATAAAATCATTTTTAGATATTAGAAGTATTAAATATGAATCTACTGATACAAAAGATGAACTATTAAATATAGTTACTGATTTAAATCCATATTCAAAGATAGATTTGTGAATAATTTAATTGATAAAATGATAGTTAGTTCTCTATTTATAAATAGTATTTTAATTGCTGTAGTTATTGCTCAAACAAGCCATAAATTAACTACTGCTATTTATATGGGATTATTGGTCACATTAGGTTTAAAAATTACAAAAAGAGTTTGGGATGATTGAAAGTTACGCAGAGTATGGAGCAATAGGAGTCATTGTATTGCTTTTTATAGGCATGATACAGTTTTTAAGAAGTACTCTTATGGGTAAATTGCAAGAAATAGAAGGTATTTGTATAAAACTTATTGACAGATGGAATAGAAGTGATGAGACTAGAGACAGAAGGCATGAAGACTTATTAAAAGAATTAAATGATGTTACAGATGATATAAATTATTTGAAGGGTAAAATAAATAGGAGTTAATATGCCGAAAGTAGGAAAAAGACATTTTGCATATACTAAAAAAGGGAAGAAGGCGGCTAAAAAATATGCAAAAAAAGTTGGAAAAAAGGTTACTAGAAAATCCAAAAAGTATTAGTATGAATAAAGCTCAGGTAGACAAGTGGAGAGAAGGGGTAGATGCTCGTCTTGAAGAGCTTACAATTATGAGTGCTAAGAGAAACAGTCAACTTTTTCACATTGATGAAACCGTACAAGATATTAAAGTTATGGTTAAAGAACAAAATGGAAGAGTTCGGTTGTTAGAACAACAAACATCCGCTATGAAAGCAATAGGCTCTATTATCGCAATTGCTTACTCAGCGGTCATAACCTGGTTATTCAATAGGAGTTAATATGAGTGAATTAGTGAGTTTTGTCGCAAGTAATTATGTATCAATCTTATCATCTATCGCAAGTATAGTTGGTGGATTTGCAGTACTAGCATCTTTGACACCTAATAAAAGTGATGATAGAATTGTGCAGATAATTCTTGATATAGTCAACTTTGTAGGTGCAAATTTTGGCAAAGCCAAAAATGACAAGTAACAAGGAAGAACACAATGCTGAAAAAGATGATAGGTCGATTAGTTAAGAAGCACGGTATGGTAGGTTTATTGATTATGATTGGAGATGTTGCCGTTAAACAAACTAAGACCAAAAAGGATGATGAAGTCTGGGCTGAAGTTAAGGAATTATTAGAGTCATTCTAACATGCCAAAACAAATCTGGAAAATAGATGAGTTTCATGGTGGGATAAATTCTCACGCTGACCCCAGAGATATTCTAAACAACGAGTTGGCTGCCGCTACGGATGTGGCAGTCAACGAGTTGGGTAAAGTTAGAACTCTTGGTGGTAACGAGGCAGTTTGGACACAACCCGACGCAGGTGATTCAACAATAGGATTACAACCTGGGTATGGATTATTTCAATTTAGTAATGACATGGATGGGGCGGATGCTACTGGTGATTTATCTGTTAGTAAAACAAATTATTTAGCATTAGCTGATACTAGAGAAGGGACTGCGACTGTATTAGATATATCAGCTGGTGGAGGTACATGGTCTAATGGGGCCACAGCTGGAACTGGGGCTGGATTTTCTGATGCTGTTTCTGCTAAAGCAGATATGTATTATGTAGATGGAGTACTAAGAGTTAATGATGCTGACTTTGGGACTAGCTCATCTCCTACATGGTTTGGGTATGTTGGTGATAACGGTGCTAATAAAGATATGATGGAAAATGCATCTACCTCGGTATCTTTAACTCAAAAGTTTTACGATTTGCCCTCAAAACCAGAAAAACCAAAGTCTTCAACTTTTGCGCCAGATGAAGCAAATGGAGTCGCAGCTAAAACTTATACTGAAGCAAATATTGGCATAGTAACACAAACTGAGTTTGCAGGTGGAAGTGGAGATGAAACTTATACTATAACTGATGATAACATTAAAGCAAGTAGTGGCCCAACCACTATAAACTTAGTTACTGTTACAATAGATGTAGATAGCGATGCGGAGGGTTCTAGCTTAAGAGGTTCTTGGGATTATGATTTAATAGTTAGACAAAATGGAGGTGGAAATTCTATTACAATTACTGGAGTAACTGGTAATGGAGCCACTCAAAATCAACATCAATTTTCTTATCCTAGTGGAGTAAGTGTAGGCACTACTGATTGGGAAATTCGTTTGGAAGTAGATGGGATGTCTCAAGATATAGTGGGAATTTCAGTTTCTAGAGCTGTATTTGAAGAAGCAGCCCAAGCTTATACAGACCATACAGCAATATTAGCTAATGATGAACATATATTTCATGTAGCATTAGACCAACCAGGAAGTGACCAAACTGGAGCTTTCGGATGGGATGAAACTTGGCAAGTAGGAATGAGTTTAATATATGATGGGAATCAAGAAAGTCTTATATCTGTATTAAAAAATAAATCAGGAGGATTAGAATCTTTTTCATATACAGAAGGAGCTAGGCCTCCAGCTGCAGCTATATTTTGTCAATATTCTGCTAATTGGAATAAAAGAATTACAGGAGCTGTTGTTTATATGAAAAGACTTCTTGATAAGCAGTGGTATCCACAATATGAATTAGATTTTGTAAAGGGGATGGGAAAAGCTATATTTTCAAATGTAGAAAGAGCGGTTACATATACAACAATAAATAGTGAAGCTCATTATATTTTTCAATTTGCATATGATGATGTATTAGAACCTCAATTTGCACTTACATATGAATCAAGAACTGGTATAAGTCATGAAGAAAAATCTATATCTTCAATGTGGAAAACATCTTGTGTTGCAAATAGGAGAGCATATATAGGTAATTTAAAAGTATTTAATGAGGATGGGACTACTGAAGTACACAACGATAGGATGGTGAGAAGCCTTCCAAATAAGTTTGATATATTCCCAATATCTGAAAGCGTTGATGTTGCTATTAATGATGGTGAATCTATAACTGCTTTAATAGAGTTTAATGATAGAATACTTCAATTTAAGGAACGAACTTTATATGTTATTAATGCTTCTCAAGATACAGAATTTTTAGAAGATAAATTACCATATAGAGGAGTATCTCATAAGGCATCGGTATTTAAAACAGAATATGGTATTGTATGGGCTAATAAAAATGGTTGTTTTTTCTATGACGGTAGAACAGTAAATGATTTATTAGAAAGAAAAGGAAGGCCTTTAATTACACAAGGTCAATGGGAAAATTTTTTAGGAACATATCCTCTTGTTGGATACTCTCCAAAGAAAAGACAGGTAATAGTTGTTGATGATATTTCCAATAATACAAATGGAGCTGGAGATGCTTCTGATGGCTCTTGTTATATATATGATATGATTACAACAAGTTGGGTTAAAGGAGCCGCTGGGACATTTGATGCAACGGCAAAATCAAATTTTGTAATAGACTGGAATGGAGATTTATTACATGCTTCAAGTGACCAAACTAATGATGCATTAGGAGCAGTCGAATTATATAAA